GCGAACCCTGATGAACTTGGCCAAAGAACTCCAATACTTCCGCGAAGAAAACAAAACCGAAATGCGAATGGTACTCGGTAACGGCGCTGAAGTTTTGGGCAGGTCTGCCGACGACCCCGAACGGCTGCGCGGTCCGAACCTCTCCGGCGCATGGATGGACGAGGCGAGTTTAATGCACCGCGGAGCATTCGACATTATGCTGGGCCGCTTGCGCGAAGCCGGGGAGCAGGGCTGGCTATCGGCCACATTCACGCCGCAAGGCAAGTCGCATTGGACGTACAAAGTATTCGGCATCCGCGGCGAAGGGGTCGAGCTATTTCACTCGCATACCCGCGATAACCCGTTTCTGCCGGCGACGTTTTATACTTCGGTAATGCACCAGTACGCGCCGAACCTGGCACGCCAAGAACTTGGCGGCGAGTTCGTCGAATTGGAGGGGGCGGAGTTCCCCGGCGCGTGGTTCGGCGATCACGCGTGGTTCGACGAATGGCCCGCGACGTGGCAATGCAAAACGCTGTCGCTCGACCCGTCGAAGGGCAAAGACAGTAAGGCCGGGGACTACGGCGCGTTTGTTAAGCTGATGGTCGATACAGAAGGCACGGTTTATTGCGAAGCGGATATTGAGCGGCGCAATGTGGACTTGCTAGCCGAAACGGCCGTCGAACATTGCCGCACGTGGAAGCCGGATTTATTCGGCTGCGAAACAAACCAGTTTCAAGAGCTATTGGCCGACAACATTGGTCGCATGGCAGCATCGCGTGGGTTGGTGTTGCAGCCTTATGGGCTAGATAACCGCGTGAGCAAGGTGGTGCGCATTCGCCGCCTGACGCCGTTTCTATCCAAGGGCGAGATTCGATTCAAAAGCAATTCTCCCGGCACGCAATTACTCGTTGAACAGTTACAAGACTTTCCGGGCGGCGATCACGACGACGGGCCGGACGCGCTCGAAATGGCCGTTCGGTTGGCACAGGTGCTAATCGGCGGGCAGGAAGTCAACGACGGACTAGGCAGCTACTTACCAGTGGGGTGATTCATGGAAGAGTTGAACGAACAAACCAGCGAGCAGATTTTCACGGAACGCGACCGGCTCTATGCCATTGTGGAATCGCGAATACTGCGGGAATCGCTCTCTCTGTTTAGCGATTACATCGACCCGCGCGACGCGGCCCGCGACAGCTACGGCAATCTGTGGAACGTGGTAGGCACCACGGGCGGGCAATGGGGCGGCGGTGGTTCGATGAAGGGCCAGCCCGGCACCGACCGCGCAGGCTTCCGCGATCAAATGGAATTGGACCGTGCCCGCGAATGCTGCCGCATCCTGGCGGAAATTTCCGAGTTTGCTATCAACATTTTGGAGAACCGCATTAGCTACGTTGTCGGCACCGGGCATACCTACACCGTGGCCGCTAAGCCGGGCAAGGACGTTGACAAAAAGACCATCGTGATAGCGCAGGATTGGCTAGAGGAGTGGATGTACGAAGTGGATTGGCCAAGTCGCCAGCAAGAAACACGCCGCCGGTTAGACCGTGATGGCGAAGCGTTCTTGCGATTCTTCCCGCAGGAAAACGGCGTAACCGAACTGCGGTTTGTCGAACCGTGGCAAGTCACGGCACCCACGAGCGACGTGTGCGCCGCGTTTGGCATCAAGACCGCCGAACAGGACGTTGAACGAATCGAGGCGTATTACATCGACGAAAAGGAAGTCGATGCCAGCGAAGTGCAACATCGCAAGGCCAACGTTGATAGGAACGTGCGCCGTGGTATGCCAACGCTCTGGCCGATTAAAGACCTGCTGCGCCGGGCGGATAAGATTCTCACAAACTTAACCGCGAAGATCGAAATTCAATCGGCCATTAGCTTGATTCGCCAGCACGCTGCCGGCACGACGCCCGCCGCGGCTAGCACGTTCCGCGCGTCCAAGGCGGTCGATTCACGCACAAACCCGCTCACGCAGCAGCCAGAGTATTTAGGCCGCTACCGACCGGGCACCATCATCGACGCGCCGGCCGGACTGAATTACTCGTTCCCGCCTGCCGTGGCGGGCATGGTAGCCGATGCCGTAGCGGGCCTGCAATCCATTCTGCGGGCTGTCGCCAGCCGCGTGGTGATGCCGGAATTCATGCTGACCAGTGACGCCAGCAATTCCAACTATGCCAGCACGATGGTTGCCGAAGGCCCGGCGATCAAAATGTTCGAGCGATTACAGCACGAAACCAAGCACGCCGATTTGAAGGTTCTTTACCGTGCGATGGAACACGCCGAGGCTATTGGACTGTTGCCGGGCGACTTATCGCGGGCAATCGAGATTCAAGTCGGCCTGCCGCAAATTATCACGCGCAATAAGCTGGCCGAAGTGCAAGAGTCGCAGGCATTGGTATCGATGGGCGTACTATCGCCGCAGACCGCCGCGGCGAACTTCGGTTTGGATTACGAGCAAGAGCAACAGAACATTGCCGAGCATCAACAGCAGCAAGGCGGGGGGCTGGGCGGGGCGGTGGATATTTTAGGGAGCATGGATGCCGCTTGATTACATCAGCCGCCGCGTAGCCAGCCGCACGCATATCGCGCAAATCGAAGCCCTGCGCCGCGCCGAAGGCACGGCCAACGCTGTCGAGCGTGAGATACGGGCCGCGTCGAAACGTGCCACCGCCGCCGCAATCGCTGCCGGTTCGACGCTCGATACGCGCGGCGTGCGCAGTGCCGTTGAAGGGCTGTGGCGGGAAGTCGCGCAAATCATGCTGCGCCGGTTTGAGGCAATGGCCTCGTGGAGCCACCAGCAAGCGGCTAACGCACTGGTTGAAACCGTGCCGCGTAACTGGTGGAAAATTCTTATTCCGTCGCTGCCGTCGAAAGTAAAGGAAGCAACCGTCTTGCCTGCCGGCGGTATGGTGCCACCCGATTTTCCGCCGCGTACCGGCATTGCCGCCCCGGCACCAGATGAAGGCGACCCGTGCAACCCGCTATTGCCACCACCGCCCGGCTTTATCTGTGTTGGCGGGCTGTTGGTGCAAATTCAGGATGAGCCGATTCGGGCTGGAAAACTTACCGGCAAGCAGCGCGATAAGCTGGTGAAGGAATTGATTTTTCCGCCGCTGTCGCCAGAGCGAACCAGTCAAATCGTTTTCAGCCCAGACAGCCAAGGGCAATCGTGGGTGCAGCGACTTCAAGCGTTATCGCGGCAAGTAACGCAACCCGAAGCATTGGCTTCGCAGATCATCCAAGGAATATCGAGCGGCGAGAACGTCCAGCAGTTGACGCAGCGCATCGGCGGGCAGTTCGACCTAGCGGCATCGTCGGCCCGGCGCATCGCGCGAACCGAAGCCAAGCGGGTGAGCCTTCAGGCCCAAGCCGATTCATTCGAGAGTATCGGCCCGCTTCTGATCGGCTATCAGCACAACGCGCAGTTGGACCAAAACACGCGGCCCGACCACGCCGCACGCAACGGGAAGATTTACTACCTAGAGCCGACAGCCGGCCAGGATTCGGTTGACGAAATGATTATCCCGCCCGGTAAATCGCCGGAACCGAATTGCCGCTGCTGGGCTTCGCCAGTGCTGGCCCCACCCGAAGAAATTAAGAGCGACCCGCGGCTAGCGGCGGACTTTGCCAACGCGGCCGGTGAAGAGATACCAGACCCCACGGTTTACGACCGCTGGTTTCAAACCGCCGACGACGGCGCACGCATGGATGCCGTAGGCGTGCGGCGGTACAAGGCGATGAAGGACGTGTACGCCGATACCGGGCAGCGGCCGGAGTGGGTCGATTTTGTTGACCCCGAAGGCAATTTGATGAGCGTGACGGCATTGAAAAACGAAACACCGCAACAGCGAGCGGAGCGGCGCTACAAGGCATACGAGTTGTTCCGCGACCGTGAAGAGGCGATCCAAACTATTAGAAATGTCGGTTTTGTTATGTAGGACTTGCAGAAAAATCAATACGGTGGATTGCATGAACAAAGTTTACCTAGCGTTCCCGCGTCACAACCGCCTGGTTGACATTGGCGCGGCACAAAGCATATTCGCCACCCCGCGCAGCGAGCGGAACCGGCACAGGTACGAAATGATTACCGGCGGCAAGGGCACCAGCCTTTTGCCGTACACGTTCAACATGCTGCTGAATGAGGCATTGAACAACGGCGCGACACATTTTGCGATGCTCCATTCGGACATTGCTCCTGAACCTGCCTGGCTCGATAAGTTGTACGACAAGCTCGAAGAGATGAGCGCCGACGTGGTTTCCGTTGTTGTGCCGATCAAAACACCGCAGGGCCTAACGAGTACGGCAATCGGCAGCATTGATGATGAATGGACAGTTCTAAAGCGGCTGACGATGCGCGAAGTTGTCAAACTGCCGGAGACATTTACGGCCGCCGATGCTGGTTTTCCAGGGCACCCGCTGCTTATCAATACCGGCTGTTGGCTAGCCGACTTGCGCAAGCCGATTTGGACCGCAACCGACGACCACGGCGTAGCGGATTTTGCGTTTGACTTCCGCAATCGCCGCGTTTTGTGTGCCGATGGCACCTGGGACCAAGACTGCCAGCCCGAAGACTGGCGACTAGGGCGGGCGTTATTTGCCGCCGGCGCAAGGTACTACGCAACCCGTTGTGTGCAGGTGCAGCATTTTGGCGATACAGCTTTCGGCAATGCGCATCCGTGGGGGAGTTGCGAAGTGGACCCGGCTTACGAACCCAAGGATTTAGCAGGATGCGCGTAATGGAATACCGACCGCGTTCACAGGAGCGGGTTTTATTCTGCCCGCAACATGGCTTGCGATTGAGAGGCGTTCGATCAGGCGCGACGCACAGGAAATACGCCTGCCCGATACCGTCGTGCGATCACGTTCAGTATCATCGGCGACCCGACCCCGTTGCATTGCCAGAAGTTCACTTGCCCCTCAAGGGCACTATCGCGGAACGGAAATAGCTTGCGGCGCGTATAAATGGTTGCATGGCAACCGCGACGCGAAAAACACGCAAGGAATCTTTGGTCGAGTACGCCGACAACCGCGGCGTGGCTCTGCGTGTTGACCGAGAAGCCAATGTCATTCGTGGCGTGAAGATTCTCGGCCTGGAATCGCGCAACGGTCGAACCTACACCCGCGAGAGCGTCGCGCAAGCCGCTTCGCTGTACGAGGGTGCCAGGGTCAACGTCGATCATGCCGGTAAGCCCAGCGAACCTCGCGGCTACCGCGACCGCTTGGGCGCGGTGAAAAACGTCACGCAAAGCAGCGACGGCGGTTTGTACGGCGATTTTCATTTCAACCCGAAACACCCCGTAGCGGAGCAACTGCTTTGGGATGCGGAACACTCGCCTGAAAGTGTTGGCTTTTCTCACAACGTCGAAGCCAAAACCCGTCACGAGGCCGGCCGCGTCGTGGTGGAAGCGATCACAAAAGTTGCATCGGTCGATTTAGTGGCCGACCCAGCTACAACCAAAAGCCTTTACGAATCGGAGCACCCGGCGATGAGCAAGACTGCCCGCGAAATTCTTTCCGAACAGTATGGCGAACGTGCCGCGAATTGGCTGAAAGAAGAGGCCGACATGCTGGCAGATTCTCCCGTCGATGCCCCGGCTTCGATGGACGCCAACGATCAAATCAAAGGCGCGTTTCGTGCCATGGTGATGGCCGCTTTCGACGACGACAAGCTCGACGCGAAAGCCACCGTAAAGAAAATCGCGGAAATCCTGAAGGCCCAAGAAAAGTTGATGAGCGGTGGCACGCCGGAAAAGAGCGAAGAGCCGAAGGAAGAGCCGAAAGACGACGCACCGGCCACCGAGGCATTGCAAGCCAAAGTCAAGTCGCTGACCGAGCAGCTTGCCAAGATTGAAAACGAAAAGCGCGTCGCGGAAAAGCTCAGAGCCGCCAAGCTGACTTTGGACGCGGTGCCTGCTGTGTTCCGCGAACAGTTGATGAATGCCGATGCGGCCACGCAAGACCGCATGATCGAAAGCCTCGCCCCGCTGGTGCAGCCGCGATTCAGCGCACCCGTAAGCCGCGATTGGAACGGTTCGAGCAACGGCGACGTGAAACTTGAGGAACTTTTTGCCTAACCCCTCGCCGCACTAGCGGCTTGACAACAGATTTACGGAGCTTATTCCATGAAGGGCGTCAACGAATTTCCCGGTTTCAATTTGGCTGGCCAAACTTTTGGCTTTGTCGAACATTTCACCACGCCGGTTTACGTCGCCACCCAAGCGATTGCCGACAACACCGGCGCAATCACGGTCTATCAAGGCCAGTTGTTTAGTGACTTCTCGCCGGATTCCGGCGCGACGGTCACGATTGGCGATGCCCACGGCGGCGTTGTGGCGCTGGCCTCCGGAAACACCGACAACAACGAGGCATATCTCTACACCACGAAAGAAATCGTCAAGTTCCAAGCCGGGAAACCGTTTGCCGTTAAGGCGAGCGTGCAATATACGGAAAGCAACACCGACGATGCCAACGTGTTCTTCGGTGTGATCGACGCGGCTGGCGTGGCCAACACGCTGGTTGACAACGGCGGCGGACTGAAAACCACGGCCAGCGGTGCGGCATTCGTCAAGGTTGACGGCGGCACGAACTGGAAAATCTGGAACAGCATCAGTACCACGCAAAACACAGTGGAGCTGACTGCCGCGAATTCGCTCGACAAGACCGCGAAAACCGCTGGCGGTTCGACCGCGCAAGTTTTGGAAATTCATTGGAACCCGACCAGCAGCACGCAAGGATGGTTGAATTACATCATCGACGGCAACCTCGCTTACCGCGACCTCTTCACCTTCACAAACGCCACCGAAATGAACGTCGCGGCGGGCGTGAAGGCGGGCAGTGCGAACGGTGGCGAAACGGTCAACATCGACTACATCGCCTTTGAGGCGAAGGTCTAACTTTATTCGCCAGGGCACACAAGATTACTTTTTTTGGAGTGAATACAATGCGGGCTTTCGACAAGTACCACGACATTCGTTCGGCTATCAAGTCGTTCGGCACGGCCAAAGTTAGCGAAAGGCTCAAGGAAGAGCTTCGCAGTGGCCAGCGCAATCCGCAGGAATTCTCCATCGCCCGGTTGTTCGAGGCGACCGTGCCGCACGCCACCGAGATCATGCAGGCTTGGCGGCATGGCGACACGTTGAGCGTGACGGAAGCCGACTCGCTGGGAACCAGCGACTTCGCGCTACTCACGCAAAACATCGTGTTCGCTGAAATGATGAACGCGATGGAAAGCGAAGAGTACGTTTTCACCGGCCTTATCCCGTCGAAGCCCGCCCGGCACCGCCTGGGTGAAACCATGCCGCGCGTCGGTGGCTTTGGCGACGATGCCGAAGTGGTCAACGAGCGTCAAGAATACCCCGAACTGTCGCTGACCGAAGATTGGGTTCGCACGCCGCCGCCCGTCAAACGTGGTGGCAAGATCAGCCTGACCAAAGAAATCATCACGTTCGACCAAACCGGCCTCGTGCTGGAACAGGCCCGCGCGATTGGCGACACCATCGCCTACAACAAAGAAATCCGCGCGATTGACTGCGTGGTCGACGAAAACACCACGGCGCACCGCTATCGCTACAAAGACAACGCAGCGATTGCGACGTACAACGACAACAGCGGCACCCACACGTGGGACAACTTGGCCGCCAGCAACGGCCTCGCTGACTACACCGACCTGGACGCCGCGGAGCAGTTGCTCAACGCCATTCTGGACCCGATTACCGGACGCCCGGTTCTCGTGTCGGCCACCGACCTAGTGTGCTGCAAACAGGAGGAAGCGACCGCGAACTTCGTGCTGAATTCGATGGAAGTCCATGTTGCGGTTGGCGGCTACGCGACCAGCGGCAACCCGTCGATGCAAATCATTCAAAACCCGTGGAAGGGTCGCTATCAGTTGCGCACCAGCCGCCTGCTAGCCAGCCGCATGGCGACCGACACTAGCTGGTACTTGGGCAGCATTTCCAAAGCGTTCGCCTATATGGAAGTGTGGCCGGCCACCGTATCGCAAGCCCCGGCCAATTCGCACGACGAATTCAACCGCGACATTGTGACGCAATACAAGGTGAGCGAAATGGGCGCGTATGCGACGGTTGAGCCGCGCTACGTGGTCAAGAGCACCGCCTGATAAATCAAGTGGAGGGGCAATCTCCCGACTTGCATAACGCGAAAGAAAGTCATGGCCGAACCAGTGAAAGCGAAAGTTGATGCGGGGCTGCGTGGCACCGCGATGAAAGCGGTGGACCCGAAGGACGCGGCACCCGAAGCGCGGGAAGCGGTGGTCAAGGATGCGCTGCAGCGCAATGCACCCGAAGCCCACCAGCGCAACCCCGGCCCGACACACAAGTTTAAATTGACCTATCAGAGTTTCAGCGAAGTGATCGAGGTCGAGAATCGACACCCCGGACAAGCGGAGATCGACGCACGGGCGTTGTTTAACGACCGCATTAAAAAGCGGCCCGACCCGCGGCATGTTTCGGTGGAGCGTTTGTCGGCCTGAACGAATTGATTACAGCGAGCAACCAACGGGGCCGGGCTGTCACAGGCCCGGCCTTTTTTTATGTCCTTTAAGACCGACATTGCCGGAGACTTCGCCGCCGTCGTTGACGGGCTAGAGGAAGTAACACTAGCGCCGCCCGATGGGCTGCTAGGAGTGCAATCGGTCGAAGTGGAGTCGGCGTTAAGGCGTGCGGTAAGTAAGCGAGAAGCGGCGGCCAGCCAGGGCAAGTACACCACGAGCGATACCGCGTGGCACTTCCCGTTAAGCGCCGGCACGCCGTACTTGGGCGGCACGATTACCGATGGCGATGGTGGCGAGTGGCGGATTTTGGAGGCACACAAGGAAACGCTATCGGCCCGCTGGCGGTGCATCTGCCGTGAGTTGGCGATCATCGGCGGGCTGGATACCTACATCACGATTCAGAAGCGAACAGCGAGCAAGGCCAGCGACGGTTCGGCGGTTTATACGTGGGCGGTTTACAAGGTCAACATGCGGGCCCGCATCCAACAGGAAGCGGCGCAGCGAGAGAAGGAGCGCGAGCAGCGAACAAGCCGCATCACGGGCACCGTGTTTTTTGCGGAGCAAGTGCTGCTTGGCGAGCAATACCGCATTGTGGCGCAGGATGGGACCGTGTGGGAGATTACCGGCGATTCGCAGCGTGATTCGATTACTGGACTTTACACCGTGAGCGTGGAGCGGAATACGTGAGCGTGCGCATTACATGGCATGGCGAAGAACTGAAGCGAGCGGTGCAAGCCGCTAGTGCTGAAGGGCTGATTCGCGCCGGCACGTTCTTGCATACCGCGGCACGGTCGGCGGTCAATAAAAGCAACCCGCGCACACGCAGCAACAAGCAGATACGAGCGAAGGGCGGAAAGCTGGTACGCAGCAAGGTCAAAGGCTACTTCTCGCCAAGCAAGCCGGGCGAGCCGCCGCGTGCGCGTACCGGGCACGGCCGCGACGGCGTTGTGTTTGAGTTCAACGATAACCGATTGGCTCCCGCCGTGCGCGTCGGTGTGCGACGGAACGCCATTTACATGTACTATCTGGAAATGGGCACGAATGTTATTTCGCCGCGCCCGTGGCTTGTCGCCACGATGATGAAGAATCGGCAAACGCTGGCCCTACTCGCTGCCACCGGCGGCAAGGGAAAGATACCGAACACGTAATGAGCGTAGAGCAAGCCATCCACGAGCATTGGTCGCACTGGAAACCGCTAACGGACCTGGTGCCGTCAGCTCGTGTCTGGACTGCAGACGTGCCAGAAGCAACGGCGAAGCCATACGTTTCATTGCGCACCAGCGACAAGCAGCAAGTGACGCGCACGAGTGCGGGCAACATCATCATCAACGGCGTTTTGATGTTTCAGTTAGTGGCCGGAACTTTGAGCGAGGTCAAGGAAATCGGAGCGGAGATTTTATCGCACTTCAACCGGGCGGGCTTCGATTGGTCGCGTGGCAAGGTACTCGATATGAGGCCGGGGCCGGACAACTACGAAGAGGCGATGGACGGCGAAGCGGGCGCAGTTTGGCTAGGAACCGTCGATTTTGATTATCGACTTTTGCAAAACACAGGAACCTAAAACATGGCCGACACCTTAACGCTCAACGTCAAAGCAACCTGCGATTGGTCGCTGATCGAAGCACTCGATTTGGCCAACGTGGTCGATGCTTCGAGCGTCACGTATTCCGATTCACTGACCGATGGCACCACGGCGGGGCTGGCCGACGTGATTTGGCACGATACACGGGCGCTGGCGGCCACAACCAACGACGATTTGGACCTGACCGCACTTACACAAAGTATTTACGGTTCGACCGTCACCAAGACGTTCGCCAAGGTGCGCGGGCTGTTGATTATCAATCTTTCGACCACGGCTGGCGACGATTTGGAGATCGGCGGCAGCGGTGGCAACGAGTGGAACGTGCCGTTCGGCGCAACCGGCGACAAGATCGAAGTGCGGGCCAATGGCACGCTATTGCTGGCCGCACCGGAGGATGGCTACGCCGTGACGAATTCATCG